CGAATGGCTCAAGTATCATCAATCACAAGAGTTGGCACATCAGAGCCATTCGAACTCCAAGTTGCTCGTGGGCAAATAGCTTTCCATGAAACTGTGTTTAAATTTGGTTACAACGCTGATGTTGGAGACACTAAGGAAACCATCTGGGAACAGGGCGGTTTATATGTTTATCCCGCATCAACCACGGTAATGACCATATCAAGCAGTTCAACTGACGACACTGCTGCAGGAACTGGTGCAAGAACAGTAGAAATTTTTGGCCTAGATGCCGATTACAATGAAATAAACGAAGTTGTCACATTAAATGGGCAAACAGCAGTTAACACCACAAAATCTTATCTGCGTATAAATCGCGGCATTGTTCGCAGTGCAGGCAGTGGTGGCGCAAATGCTGGTGTAATCTACGCTGGTACAGGAACAGTAACTTCTGGAGTTCCTGCTAATATTTACCTAACCATAAATGGGGAGGGTGATAACCAAACATTGATGGCTATTTGGACAGTTCCCGCAGGATATACAGCCTTTCTTACAAAGATGGCTTTATCTACAGGTACATCAACTCAGACACCTGCTGTTCTGAATGCTAGTCTTGTTGCTAGGCCATATGGAGAAGTCTTTCAGATAAAGGAAAGATTTACCCTGACAGATGCCACGCACGAGCAGTTCTACACTTTTCCATTAAGATTTACAGAAAAAACAGACTTAGAGATGAGAGCATTTTCTTCTTCAGGGTCGGTTGATTTTAATGTGTCTGCGTCAATGGAGTTTGTTTACATAAAAAATGATGGAGCGACATAATGGCTACTTCAGGAACAGTCGTTTTCCGACCAGATGTTGAAGAAATCGTCACAGAGGCATTCGAAAGAGTTGGCATAGATGAGCAAACTCGAACAGGTTATCAGTCTCTCGCTGCAAGGAGAAGCTTAAATTTGCTTTTTAGCGAGTGGGCTAACAGAGGAATCAACTACTGGGCTGTCCAGAACAACACTTTGAGCCTAACATCAGGGACAACAACATATACTTTGCCTGTTGGAACCATAGATTTGATTGATGTTGTCGTGCGAGAAACAGTTGGCGGGACTACAAGCGACACAGTTGTTAATAGAATCAGCATAGAAGATTACAACCAGCTACCAAATAAAGCATCGACAGGAAGGCCAAGCCAATATATGCTTGATAAACAGTACACTCCTGTCGTTTATGTTTGGCAGGTGCCAGACAATGACAGCTACAGCCTCGTATATTGGTCCATAAACCAATTAGAGGACGTTACGGCAGGAAATCAAGATGCAGACATACCTTATCGCTGGTCTGATTGTATTTGCGCAGGGCTGGCTGCAAAATTGGCCTTGAAATTCCAGCCCGATAGGTTCCAACTCTTGAATGAAGTTTACGAACGAGCTTTTGATTTTGCGGCATCAACTGACAATGATGGCGTTTCAATGAGAATCAGACCAACAGGATTGAATCTTGGCTAGGGGTGCTAGACGCGCAAAAGGCAAGCGATCATACGCTATATCCGATCGCTCTGGCTTCAAAGTCCCATACAAGTCTCTGAAAACGACTTGGGATGGCTTGCGTGTTGAGCCAGAAGATTGGGAACCAAAACACCCACAACTTACTCCTGCCAAGAATGTAATTGATGCCACAGCTCTTTTCCAACCCAGACCAGACAACGACCCTGAGAATGTTGATATTTTTTATGGTTATAATTATGATCCTTTTATAGATCCAAGGGAGAGGCCACCAGTAGGCATCCCAGGATTTTCAAGAATCGGTTTTGTTAACATAGAGGGATCAGAAGACGTAACTGGGGTCGCAGGGACTGGAGCTATAGGTTCTTTCTCTCTTGGCGTCATAGTTACAGGCGTAGCAGGCACAGGAGAAATAGGAACTGCAACTCCTAACACAGTGACAGAGCTTGATGTCACAGGCTTAGCAGGCACAGGTGCATTGGGTTCTGCTTATGCTAACCCAGACATATCTGGAGCTTCGGGAACAGGCGCGACGGGAACTGAAGTTGCCGAGTCTGAAATCACAGATACAAGTGTATCCGGCACAGGTGCCGTTGGAACTTCAACACCAGAGTCTGAAATCACAGAAACTGGCGTGGCAGGCACAGGTGCAGTAGGAACCGGAGTACCAGAATCAGAGTCAACACCATCAGGAGTAGCAGGCACAGGTGCTGTTGAAGGATTCGGAATATCTGGAAACGGTGTCCTTCAAGTATTAGTGACAGGTGTTGCTGGTGTCGGTGCAACAGGAACAACAGGCTCTGAAGTTGCTGAATCTGAAATAAGTGAAACAGGACTTGGTGGAACAGGTAACATTGGAGCTGTAAACATCCAAGTGGATTACGGATGGGGTGAAGGAACTTGGAGCGAAGACGTTTGGGGTGAATGATGAATTATACGACACTCGTTGCTAACATACAAAATTTTATGGAAGATGATTCAACAGAACTCCAAAACTCTATTGATCAAATCATCAGCCAAGCAGAAGATATGATATTTCAACGTCTTCCCAGCCTACCTTGCTTCAGACAAACAACATCAGCAACGATGGTTGTGGGGACAGCAGACTACACAGTTGCTGACGCCAGAATGATACGTCAAGTTTCTTTTACGAACTCTGGCAACGAGACTTATTTAGATCACAGGATTGATTCCTATCTTAGGGATTATTGGCCAAACTCCTCAACAACAGGAACGCCAAGAATATACGCAACTAAAAATGCAACAACTTCCGGCACAGTCATAACGATCGCGCCAACACCAGACTCTACATACAGCTACACAGTTGATTACATTGCACCAGAGACAGGTTTGTCTTCTGGCAATGCTAACTCTTGGATAGGTGATCATGCAGAGAATGTCCTTTTGTCTGCTTGTTTATATGAAACTTCTGCTTTCCTAAAAGCTGGAGAAACACTAAACTTGTATAAACAGCAGTTTGATGAGGCTGTCCAGCTATTCCAGCAAGAGATGGCTAGAAACTATAGTGCTGAGTATAACGGAGGCATATAATGGCTATCACTCAAGCAATGTGTACCAGTTTCAAGGAAGACTTGTTCCAGAAAGAACAGGATCTTGATTCTGATACTATCAAAATCGCTCTCTACACTTCTTCCGCATCTTTGGATGCAGCTACAACAGCTTACACCACATCAGGTGAAGTTGCGAGTGGTGGTGGATACACAACAGGGGGAGAGACTTTAACAGGAGCAACTATCGGCACATCAGGAACAACAGCTTATGTTGACTTTGATGATCCTGAATGGACTTCTGCTTCTTTCACTTGCGCAGGTGCTCTGATTTATAATGACACGACCGCAGGGAATCAGGCAATAGCAGTGCTTAACTTTGGTGGCGATTTCACAGTCACTTCTGGTACTTTCCGCATTGTTTTCCCTGCTGCTGGTGCCAATGCTATTATCAGAATTGACTAAGAGGTGATTACCCATGCCTAGTACTTATGTAAACAACCTCCGACTGGAGGAAATGGCAACTGGTGAGAAGTCTGGAACATGGGGCACTATCACCAACAGCAACCTAGAACTGGTTGGTGAAGCACTTGGTTATGGAACAGAAGCTCTAGCCAGTGATGCTGACGCAACGATAACTATGGCGGATGGTGCTTCTGATGGCATACGTTCGCTCTATGTTAAAATAACTTCTGGAGTTAGCTTAACTACCACAAGAACAATTACATTAGCTCCTAACACAGTGAGTAAAGTTTGGATCATTGAGAATGCCACCTCTGGTTCTCAATCAATAACTGTATCTCAAGGATCAGGTAGCAATGTAACTATTGGTAATGGCCAAGTAGCCATAGTCTATACAGATGGAGGTGGAGCTTCAGCAAATGTCGTTGATGCTTTGACTGATATAAATATCCCATCTTTGTACTTGGCAGGGACACAAGTAACATCAACAGCCGCAGAACTAAACATCCTTGATGGCGTCACTGCAACAACCGCAGAGCTGAATATCCTTGATGGCGTAACAGCAGACAGCACAGATCTGAACCGAACAGACATTACAACCGAAGGAACTGTCGAAGCATCCAAAGTTGTCACAGCTGATTCAAATGGCGATGTAAATTTTCCTGACAACGAAAAAGCCATCTTTGGTGCGGGGTCTGATTTACAGATTTATCATGATGGGTCTGCAAGTTACATCAGCGATCAAGGAACAGGCAACTTAAAACTTCTTGGTACAGATGTACAGATACGCAATGCGGCAGATAATAAAGCATTTATGTACATGACAGATGGTGGATCAATAACACTAAACTATAATGATTCACAGAAACTCGCCACAACCAACACAGGCGTAAGCGTCACAGGTGCGGCCACTGGAACACTTACCACAGACAATGATCTGTCGTTCGACATGAGTGCATCCAATAACTTTAAGTGCACACCATCTGGAACAGGCACACTGACTTTCACTAACATCACATCTGGCCAATCTGGAAACATATGGCTAGACAACTCTGGCGGTCATGCAATTTCTGCAGCATCAACCACTTACATTGCAGCAGCAGATCTGACAACAATAAACACAGCAGGAGTTTATTTCTTGAGCTACTACTCAGACGGCACTAACGTATTGGTGTCTGCAACCCCAGCATTAACCTCAGCAGGTGCGTAAATGAGTATTATCTCTGCAGGTGGCGCACACAGAGGCTCAGTCAGAGGCTTCTACCCTAAGACCATTGAAGGATCGCTACGGTTTAACGATGATGACTCTGCGTACCTGAGCAGAGCAGGAAAAGCAGGAAACTCTAGGACTTGGACACTTTCTTTCTGGATGAAACCAAGCGGTGTGGTTACTGGTCAGGTAATTTTTGGGGCGGGGGCAGACGGTTCAAACCTTACTAGAATTGATTATCGTGCCGACAAAAGATTCCAGATATTCAATAGCGCATCTGGCGTAGCAAACGGAAGTCTTGTATTTGACCCATATAAATTCCGTGATCCTTCAGCTTGGTATCATTTTGTCTTTGTTGTAAACACTCCTGCATCGGAAACAGATCGCTATCAGTTTTATGTAAATGGAGAAAGACTAACTGGAATTTCTTCAACACCGGGAGAAAATACTTATCCGTCCGCTAGCGCAACGACTCAAGTAAACACCGCTGTCACTCATGAGATAGGCAGACGGATAATAAGCAATAGTGAATACTTTGACGGCTACATGGCTGAGATGTTTTTCATTGACGGTACAGCCCATAACGCTGACGCTTTCGGTGAAACCAAGAACGGTGTGTGGGTTCCGAAGAACATCACAGCCACAGACTTCACAATGGGTACGAATGGGTTCTACCTCAACTTCCAAGACGATACAGAGGTTGAGGCGTTCAATACAGTGTTGTGGCGTGGTGATGGAGCAACCAAACAATCTATT